TGTTTTGCAAAAGGATTTCTTTTCTTGTTTGCTTTCTTCATTATTCAATGATAAGCTTCTTGATCGATTTCGAACCATCAATATTATCCTCTAATTCTGCAGAACCCTTCCAGCATTTATAGGATACAGTTTCTGAATACTGTCTTTCAGCCGTGCGCTTCCCGCGTAAACATTCAGCCATTGAACTTTGCAAACGTGCTTCCTTAATTTCTCCGTTCACAAACATAAGTAATCCTACTACAGCCTCTATCATTGTCCGTTACCATTTTTGTAATGCATATCTCTAGCTTTGTCTTTTAATGATTCAATATCAGTTAAAACTTTATCCATTTGTTTTGTTAAAAATTCTATATTAACTTTGTTTAACGCCATCGATTCGATGTGTTTGTTTAACTTATCTGTAGTTTTGTAAAGATCTTCGATCATCATAAATTGTTCTGAGTCCGCAGGAAGCGAACCAAGTTGACCCCGTGGCCATTTAATTCTAAACTCTGTGTTTTCTTCTAGGTCCTTTTCCATTATCTGTATACGAGTGTCTGCAACATTAAGACGTTCTATAATCTGGAAGTAACCCATGGTGCCGAGAGCGACGATGATTATCAACGAGGCTACCGTTTTCATAGGCATTTGCACAGCAACTTCTTCTCCAATATTTAAAGGTTTATTTGCCATTGTTTGTTTCGTTTTCAAAACTTATGTCTGTTCCATGATCTTTCTCATGCTTGTAAGTTCTTTTAGAATTTTTCTTTTTACATTGACAACGTGGTCCGGATAGTTTGTTTGCTATCCATTCACAGAGAATGTCTAATCCCCCAAATAATTTATATAAAAATCTGTCAATCATTTATTTTTGGTTTTGGTAGCGGTAATATATAATCTTTAGGAGGCATTTTCAACGTTGTATTATCCATGGTTTTAGCGTCTGGATTATCTTTAAGGTATTTTTTCTTCTCTTCTTTCCACAAATTTTTACGTTCAGGCCTCTCCTCATTCATGTTTACAGGTACAATACCTTTACATTTTGATACCAATAGATCAAAATTTTCATTGTATTTTAGTGTTGGATTTCTATTTACTTTATTGCACATCTTCATTAGTTCCAATTGTTGTCTAAGTTTTTCATTTTCTAGAGCTAAATTATTTCTTTCATTACACTGTAAATTACCTAAATATTTTCTAAATGTAAGTCTTACATCTTGACTATTACTTTCATTCCAACTGCTATCGTAATTGTCATAATCATATTGTCTACCCGATATAGATAAATCTATTTCGCCAGTTCTACATTCGTTTGGATATGAGTTTAAGTATTCGTTTCTAGGATATGCAGGGTTAACACAAAAAGCTAATAGAGTTAGTAGTATAATTAATGTACCTGTAAAGTAATAATTCATCCTGGCTACCTCCATGGTTCATCCTAATAATTAATCTCTCTGTTTAAATCTTTAATATCCCATTCCATTTCATTAACTTTGTTAGCTAATACTTCATATAAATTTTCAGCCATCTCCCATGTTCCTTCGGCTCTTTCTAATTTACCTGTAATAAGATTTACTTTGTCTGTAAGAACAACTATGTCTCTTTGAATGTTTTCTATTTGTGTTTTATTTTCGTTAATGGTGTCTGTGAGATTTACAATGTATTTAACACCAGTAAAAGTTCCAACTAGCACTGAAGCTACTACAGGTACCATTACTATGTTTTTCTTTAATAAATCTGCTAGGTTCATAGGACATAAACTAAAATATAATAGCCCCTAATATAAATCCGGCTATAGCACATACAATTTCTCTTCTGTTGTGTAGTTGCCATACTAAGAATTTATCTTTGTATTTATTTATCATTGTCTTCCTCCAAGTTTCTCAGCTGATAATCATAACTACCTTGTTCGTGTTCATCGGTAATCCATTTAGCTGAATTTTCAACGGAGTATATCTTACTTGTTACTAGTCTATTAATCAAGGTTTTTGATGGGTCTACACCCATTGATGCATCAAACATTTTAAGCCTGTTATTAGGCTGTATTGCAAAATTTCCGTCCTCTAATTGTAAAACATGCCCACACTTGTGTTGGTCTGGTTTTTCTGCATAACCAAAATTTAATTCGTTAAAGTCTCCTGAACACCAGTCTATTGTAAATAAATATTTACCCTTACGTTTTACTTTACGTCTAGATGTGTATTGCATAGTTGCACCAGCTAACTCATAAAAAGTTGTAACACTTACGTTGTAGCTAAAGCTATCCCACATAACTAATTCATCAAGTGGTAGTTCTTTGACTCCAGGTTTTGTACAAAATGCTGAAATAGGTGCTCGCCACCATAGGCCACCATCTTCCATAAGAAAATGAAACAACGGCACTCTGTTTGGTATAGAACTAAAACCAAATACTCCTACTTCAAAATATTTATCGTGTGAGTCTTTTTGATCTCTTAAGTAATTACCTCTAACATAACACTCTATGATAGGTATGTTTGCATTTAAGTAAGCCATCAGTCATTTATCTCCCCCCAATTGTCTCCTGATTCGTAGTCGACTTTATTTGGGACTTCTAGAGTAACAGCCTGTTCCATAATTTCAATTACCTTTTTAGCCTGTGCGTCATTCTCAATCGATAAATCTAATTCATCATGTATTTGTATGTGTGGCACTATTCCTTCCTTATATAATTCTAACATAGATTTTTTTGTCATGTCAGCAGCAGACCCTTGTATTAATTTGTTTAATGCTTTGTATGTGTAAGCTCGTTTGATCCCTGGTCCATGTTCTCTGAGTGCATCTTCGTGTGGCATGGCCTTATGCATACCAAAACTATTAGGTTCCCATAAGTGAAACCTGCATAGTCTGCCCAGCAGTGTTCGTATCTGTCCACGGTCTTGTGCTCTGTTAGATGCTTTTTCCATAAGTTGTTTAACAAAAGGCACCTTGCCATGATAAGTATTAAATAATTCTGCAGCTTTTTCTTTTGTTACACCTAACTCTGCTTGTAGTTTTGCTTTACCCATACCATAAAATAATCCAAGGTTAATTGTCTTGGCTTGTGATCTAGGTATTTCTGCCATGTCAGCTACAGTCTGGTGAAAGTCTGAATTAGAATCTGTTTCATACGCATCTACAACATCATAAACTGATGGTAATTTATACAAAGCAGCATAATGCACTACCAACCTAGGCTCTTGTTGAGAATAGTCAAATACACCCCATTTATGGCCTTCCTCGGGTATAAATAACGACCTTATCTTAGGTCCAAGATCTTTGTTACGTGCTGGAATTTGTTGTAAATTAGGGTTCTGATATGAGAATCTACCTGTAACTGTACCACCACCTGCATTTCTTAATTGGTTTATCTCTGCATGTATTCTACCTTTGTGTTCGTATCGTAAAATAGAATCTATAAAAGTTGTGTGTGCTTTGTTTATTTCTCTTGCTTGTGCAATCATATTAACAACAGGATGTTTGTGTTCTTGTAAAAAATTTTTTGTAAAAGAAGGTGCTTCTGTTTTTTCTGTACGTGGATACTCCAATCTTAATACATCAAATACATTAGCAATAGATCTTGCTGCCCATATTTGTGTATCAATATTTGTTTCCATTTTAATTTTATTTAAAAGATCATACTCTGCTTGTTTAAATTCTTTTTTCATAGCCTGTGCTTTGTCTATATCTACACGTACACCTTTAAATCTCATGTCAACAAGACAAGGAAATAATTCTGTTTCTAAATCAAATATGTCTTCCAAGTCTTGACTAATAATTTCTTTCTTCATTTCTTGCCATAAACCAAACGTTGCTTCAGCATCTCTTTCAGCGTATGCACCAACATGCATAGCCGGTAGTTTGTACATTTCTGCTTTAGGATCAATACCCCATTCTTCTGCAGCTTCTGCTAGTGCAGCTTCATTTTTACCATAACCCAAATAGTGCCATGATAAACTATTTAAATCGTATCTAAATCTATTCTCATCGGTTAACGCTGCAGCTATCATTGTGCAAACAATGTCGCCATTAATTTTAAAACCCATGGCCCTAATCCAACAAACATCATACATTGCATTGTGAAAAATTTTTGTTGATGGTGATTCAAGTATATCTTTAAACCAAGATAAAACTCTTGCTTTTTCCATGTTACCACCACCTTCATGACCAATTGGAAAATATCCTTTGTAATGTTTTGTTGCAACAGCAATACCAATAACTTCTCCATTACCAATTACAGCACCAGATCCTTTTTTAATTAAATCTGGATCTCTAGTTTCTAAATCTATTGCAATCTCGTCTACTTTACGTAAGTCAGGAAATTCTGTAGGTTTTACCCATTCAGTGGGTGCTTCAAATTTAGGTATCTTCATAGTATTAAATAACAAAGAATTAATAAACACGTAAACAAACCCATGTAAGCAGGTATATGATTATTTGGTTCCATAGTCCCTTTCAATTATCATTTCTATAAAATGTATTGCCTTTTCCAAATCTTGTTTTTTTCCTTTATCACGATGTCTAATTATGTACTTAATAGCACATCCCTCCGGATATAGCAATTCATTCTCAACTACAAACTTGCTCGGCTGAATTTTATACTTTTGATAGTGACTGCCGCCGTGCTGCTTATCCCAAACTTTCGATGTCATAACCTTTGTCCTCATATTTAGCTGTTAGTATATATAAATTTTGTTTTGTACGTGTTACACCCACATACCAAACTCTTTGTTCCTCGTCGTATTTGTCTTCACTTCTTTCTATTGCTTCTCTTATTTTTTTTGTGTTATCTAAAATTAATAAAACATTTGTTGCTTCACCACCTTTAGCTGCGTGTATGGTAGATAGTTTTACTCTTGCAGGTTTAGAAAGTTCTTCTCCTAATCTTAACATTTCTCTTATGTATAAACTTTCTTCTGGTTCAATTTTAAAAACATCAAACCATCTTTGTGTATTACTAAATCCAAATTCTTTTAAATCATACATTCTTTCTTCTGTGGGTGCTTCTTCTTCTAAAAATTCAAACAAATCTTTTACTTCTGACAAAGATAAATTGTCTCCATTAGTCCAACGTGTGTAATCTTGTATTGATTTATACAATCTTGTTTTATAACTCTTTCTACCTTTTATTTCAAAGTAAATAGCCATGTCTTTTAAAAACGGTTTTATTTTTATTAATTTGTCATTTGTTCTTGCAAGTACTAACCAATCTCCATCATGCAACGGTGCATCTTCAATTGAAGTTATGTGATTTGCGGTCCCTGATTCCGGACGCGGTGCCCATAGTTTTTTAATTTTACGGTCATCTGGTATTCTATCTAGTATTTGATGAGCTATGTGTTGTACTCGCATCGGTACTCTGTAAGATTGTGGCAAGATTATGTCTTTAGCCGGCTCATCTTGAAATCGTTTAACATCTGCACCAGCCCAACCATAAATAGCTTGATCATCATCACCTGCTAGTATAACATATTTAGAATTTTTCTTAAGTATATCGTACATTTTCCACTGTATTGGCGATAAATCTTGTGCTTCATCAACAAATATTACGTCATATTTTGGACACAATTCTGCCACATTAAATCTTTCAATCATGTCAGTAAAATCTACTAGTCCATAGGCTGCCTTATAATTGTCTACTTCGTCTTTTAAAATTTGTAACTGATGTTTATCTATGTCCTCTGAATACATGTCTGTATTATACTCTTCTTCAATAGATACATTTTTAATTCGTGCTGCATTAATAATGTTAAAATATTCGCTATCAGAATCTACAAATCCAGTTTTCTCTTCTCCATTAGAATAAACTGTAACTTCTATACCTAGTTTTCTACCTATGTCTTCGTAGTGTTCATCTTGCATTACTTGCGCTTTCTTTATACCTAATTGATTAAAAGCTAATGAATGTAATGTTCTAAAATATTTTAAATCTTTTCTTTGTAATTTAGGATATGCGTCTAACATTCTATCTATTGCCTCGTTAGCAGCTTTAGTAGTAAATGCAAAGTAACCTATTTTATCAATAGGTGTACCAAGTTTAACAAATGTTTTTACATACTTAATAAGTTTGGTTGTCTTACCTGTACCAGGAGGACCTAATATTTTTCTAATCATTCTTGATACCACCTTTCTGCATCTTTCATATGTTCTTCTAATGTATTATGTACAAACCTACTATTACAATTTATACATGCCCATCTTACAAACTTACCTGTTGCATGGTTATGATGTAATACAATTTTAGTATTACCTTTACCACAATGTTCACAATAATTTGTTTTTGGTG